ATTGGTAGTTGCCGGAAATTCTATTTCACCAGTTACTGGAGTTTATAATGTAGTATCTGTTGACCATAGAATATCGAACACATTTATAACCACTTTAAAGGTTCAAAGATTAGTTATGAGTTCTGCAAATGAGGTCGCTTCCTCGCAAGGCATAACCATAGCAAATACTTCCGGGTATAATAGCTATTCATATACTCCGACGAGAAATGTTATATCTACGGGTAGAGTTGATTTTGGAACTTTATATCCGACATACGAGGATGTTTTAATAGGATGAACGAGGTTTTATCTACACTTGCAGGGCGAGAAGTTGATGAATCCATTATTGAGCAGGGATTTATCGGAAGTAGCCAGCAAAATGCTGGTTGTTTTATTAAAGTTCCGACAGTTCATAGTATCTCTGAAGGTATTGTAATTGCTGATGAGAAAGACCCGTTAGATTCAACTCGTATAGTTACTGTCGAAGTGGATTCTCAGCACTGGATTAGATATTGCAGATTATGTGCTTCTTCAAAATTCGTTGGGGCAAAAACAAAGCCAGGAGACCTTATTGGCTTTTCTGATAAAGGTTTAATGAAATTAGAATATTGCACGGCAGAAAAATCACAATTTCCTGTAAGAATAATTAGAAATCAATTATACAAACAAGACCCCACCCCAATTATATTTGGAGGTATGTGATGGCACTTATACAAACTCAAGCAATGAAGCCTTTTGTAGCCACCATACCCGAAGGCAGTAATCCAAAATTAGATTACAATAGACTCAAGGAAGCACGTATTAGTGCCATGATGTTCTTCGGCGGGTCTTTATACGATGCAGGACATAGCAAAAGGACTTATGCAAATCCTTATTTAGCTAGTCAAGTACAGCTCTGCAATAACGCTGGACTTCCTTATGCTTTATATGTCAATGTTAGGTCAAAATCAGAAATTGAAGCAGATGAAGAATGTCGAGCCCTTTATTATGTAGTAGCTCAATTTCCCCCGAGTTTAGGTTTATGGTTATCCGTAAAGACCAATAATACTAAAGAAATGAATGATAAAATAATAGAGGTATATTATAGATATATAGAAAAATGGGGTTTAAAAGCAAGGTGCGGATTATATTTAACTGAATCCCAACTTGCCACAATAACTTGGAATTCTTTTAAAGATAGATTCTATCTTTGGGAAATAAAATCTATGGATGTATCTAAAGTAGATGATGAATTATTGCAACCGAGTATGTTTGAGGTACCTGATTAATGGCTGGCGCACCTAAACTAGAAGCCTTTATAAAAGCTGCTCAATACTTCGTAGGTATTAAAGAATCGCCTGATGGTTCAAATCGTTTTACTAGTGCTAAAGGTCTGGAGATGAGTAGGCTTGCTGGTTTTGGTATGGGCTTCGCTTGGTGTGCTGCTTTTGTTTCTGCTTGTGCACAGAAGGCAGGTATTGCTAATAGGGTAATTGCAAAAGATACATATGCTATTCAAGTACAGGCTAAGACAGTAAGTAAATATGGCGGTAAATGGATAGATGGTCCACTTATCAATGGTGGTAAAGCAGTTACTCCAATGAGGGGTGATTTAATTACCTTCGGGACATCTAAATGCAAAGGTCATAGTCATGCTGCCCATGTCGGTATTGTTGAATATGTTTCTGGCGGTAAAGTTCATACTATTGAAGGAAATACTGGCAACGCTTGTAAAAGAAAATCCTATTCTTTGGGATATTCTGGCATTAATGCTTATGTACGACCAGATTGGGCTCGAGTCGGAGACGATATTTCCGGATACTTATCTGGCGTCACAGGAGTTTTTACACCTTTATATCAGGATAAGAATGATAGGCACGATATGACTATGCGAGAGGTAGGATATTTGGATAGCAATTATAAGTTATCTAACACGCCTTCGAACATCAACATATCTGTTATCAATTATACGACAGTTTTGGGTGGACTTTATGATATGTTTGCCCCTGCTCAGACAAATCAAGTACAAATAAGCACATCCAAATTAACAGGTAATGCAAAAATTGCTGTTGATTATTTTCTTAAAATGGGTTGTTCAGGTTCTTGTGCAACTGCTTTGGCAGGTTGTTTACAGGCATATTCAGTAATCAACCCCAGCTATCAAATTTTTAGGCAAAATACTACATTATATGGAATTGCAGCCTGGGATATTTTCAAATTGGTTGAAATAAAGCAAAGACTTGGAGATACTTGGGATACAAATCTTTCGGGACAGCTTGAATATTTTACTTATGATATTGAGCAAAACTTTGCATCTATTATTCCAATCATTAAACTACAACCTCTGAATGTTGACGGAGTTATTAAAGCCGTAGATACTTTTATGCCAGTTTACAATAAACATTGTAATAGTGGAAATTATATAACCCTGGCAAAGAATAATGCAAAGGAACTTTTTAATAATCTTGTCATTACCCAATCAACAGTTATTGGAAACACAACAACTTTGAAAGATAAAAATGGTAAGGTATTGAGCGCAAAGAAATGCGTTTCGATACCTACAAGTGTTCCACAAACCGGTATAATAGATGACTATACAAGTTACTCTGCTTGGTTTAATAGATGGAATGGAAAGAGCCCTCAAAAGAAGTTAGCAAACATCTGGAAGAGTCAAGGGTATCCTTGCAGCAAAGGAGTTGCCACCATCGGAGGCTTTTATTGCGTTGCAGTACGACCTAAATTTGGAAGTTGTGGAGATGTTATTGTTGTTGCATTAGCAAATGGTAAAACTTTTCCTGCTATTATTTGTGACGAAAAAGGAGCTGACGCAGGTTCCGAATGGGGACATAAGAAATCTGGCGGTAAAATATCAGTAATCGAATGGGAACGAGTAAAAACTAAGAATGGAAAAGTTCAAACTGGTACAAAGTTTGCCGATGTAGATAAGCATGGTTTCGGAGACTGGTATGGCAAGAGAGTCGTTAATATTACTAATTATGGCAAATATGCCGATGTGAAATGGAGTTAACACATGGGTAAGTATTGGAAGCATTTTATAACCGTATGTAAACACAAGCACGAAGTATTCAAACAATGTTGGGCATGTGGTATCGGGTGGCAAGGACTTATTCACGATTTATCCAAATTTGGATTCACAGAGTTTGCGTCATCTGCCAGATACTTTCAGGGAAATAGGAGTCCTATCGAAGCCGAGAAAGAAGCGATTGGGTATTCCAAGGCGTGGCTTCATCATAAGGGACATAATAAACATCACTGGGAGTATTGGACTGATTTCACAGACGATGGAAAGATAATTGCTAATAAGATGCCTATTCAATATGTTATCGAGATGTGCTGCGATTGGGTTGGAGCAGGTAAAGTTTACAACAAGGAGAAGTGGACTCAAGAAAGCCCAATGATTCATTATAAAAAGATGAGACCTGGCAGATATTTTCATCCCGACACTGATGCTGTAGTTATTCGTTGTATGGAAATAATCCGTGACGAAGGCTTAGACGCATTTCACAAGTATGCTCGAGAACTGATAAAGAAGGGATATTGACATGATAGTTTATGGGTATGTAAAAGATTTTAAATATTCAGGTGACGGAACAATGCTTATTCAAGTCAGAGTTCCCAATGTTCACGGAGCCTATCATTTATCTGATTATAATGGCAAGCGGGTTAGAAATTATACTGAAGATAGCAAATTGCCTTGGTATCCTTCATTGTTATTACCTCACGAACCTAGCGAGGGCGAAGTAGTAGCATTAAGTAGTTTAGATAATTCACCTTCAAATTGGTTGGTTATAGGTCTTACAGGTGGTTCATACAACTCTGGAGCCACAAGCCTGTAAACCTTTTATAATTCTGGAGGTTCTACTTATGCCAGAAACTACATCTTTAGCATTTCCGAATATGTTCAATATTGCAACGAATCAAGTTAGTGTTATCGAAGACACAGCTTCTGTTGCTAATAGAACTCGCCTTCTTATATTAACTGAAACAACAGAACTTTACAACAACCCTGACTTTGGGGTTGGTTTAAAGCGTCATCTGTGGCATTATAATAATGAGGCAGAACGAGGACTTGTAAAGGATAGAATTACTCAGCAACTTAGAGTTTATGAGCCTTGTGTATATCCTGAAAAGACGAGATATACTGACGGACTATTATTTTCAGGAGACCAGACACAGGGTACTAGTAACAATACTTTAGCTTTGACCGTAGCTTTACAGACGGTATTTAAAGAAGAGGCTAAAATCGAGTTAAATTCCTCTGCCTTTGTAGAACAATAACCTTATTTAATTATATAATTTAGGAGAATATAAATGGCAGATTCAAACCGTGGATTGATTTCATATAGCGATAGAGACTATGATTCTCTTATGAAGGATTTTTGGGAGTTAGTTCCCAAACTTACAGCATTGTGGAAGCCTGAAGCTGATGCCGACCCTGGTGTTGTTCTCGGAAAAATTTTAGCTTCTGCAGCAGACATGCTTGGAGTAAATCTCGATTATTTAGCAAATGAAGTTTTTGCTCCTTCCGTAGTTCAAAGAAAAGATGCTGAAAAGATATTCGGACTTATCGGGTATGATTTAGGCTTTTATACGGCAGCAAGAACCGAAGTAACATTTACAAATAATACTTCAGATTCGATGACTTTGGATTTCGGTTTTAATGGGTCCAATTTCTCGACACTGACAGCATCCACGGATATTACAAATACATCCCGAGTTATTACTTATAATATCCTTCCTATGACAAGTAGTTATGGAGATACCGACAGCCGAAGCAGAAGAAGTGTTTTGGCTGATTTC